TAGGCCAATCGTTACCTACTTCTCGTAGGTAAACTGAATCTATATCAAATACACCTTTGTTAATTATTGGCATTTTTATACTTTACTTTATTTTATACTCTATTATTTATTGTTACTTAACTAGAACGATATCTAACAATTACTATACCGCTGCCACCGCTTCCGCTAGGTACGCTGCCGAAACTTCTACCTCCGCCACCTCCGCCGCCAGTATTTGTTCCCCCACTTTGAGCAGCGCGATTCGATCCATTGGGGTCTCCGGGGAAATAACCACCACCGTTACCGCCGCCACCCGTACCTCCAAGACCTAGATATCTTCCGCCGTCATTCGAGTCATAGTAAGCACCGGCGCCACCGCCACCTGCAAAATATTCACCCGAAGTAAATGGTGTGGTTGCGCCTGCACCACCAGCGGCACTAAATGATCCAAACAGAACCTGAGAAGGACTTCCCGATTCTCCAGCTGCCCCGGCACCTCCACCACCCCCGGCTTCAAGCGCGCTATCGCTATACGAGCCGCCGGGATTACCTTGCCCTGGTACTCCGGAGCCGGCTGAGCCAGTAGGTGAAGCAAATGGATTATATCCAGCGGCGCCACCAGATCCACCTGAGCCACCGTTCCAAACCGCGATGGGACCGGGCAAGGAGTAGGTATAACCTGCAGAACCACCCCCAAACGCTAATATAGAAATATATGGAGATGCAATTGTTGTATTAGAACCATTGTCGCCTCGGGCCGCTGCGCCGCTGAATGTTAACCCGTTTGCTCCACCGCCAATTATAATATTACTAATTCCAGTATTAGTTGCAGTATAAGTACCGGTTAACATACCGCCAGCACCACCGCCTCCTGCGCCGATGTATTGGGGGGGGGACCCGACACCCCCGGCACCACCGCCAGCTACTGCTAAATATTCAATAGTTCGATTTGCAACAATTCCCAAATTTGTAATATTAAATGTATTTGAATCGGTAAATCTATGAGAGGTATAACCATTGGCAACAGTAACATTTCCGCCGGTGGCATTAATAAATGCCAATGCCGTATCCACAATAGATACAACATTGCTAGTTGCTATAGCTACTCCTCCAACACCCGTTTGACTAAGATTCAATTGAAAGGATTGGGATACGTTGTTTGGTATAATTGATGTGGTCGGTAAATTTACAACTACGGGAGTCCCTGTAGATATTATAAAAGAACCAGTATTTCCGGACACAAAATTTGATGGTAACACATTACCTGAAGTATAATAATACAAAGTTGTGGCATTTGCATTATGTGCAGTAATTGTGAATGTTACATTCGACCCCTCTGCAATTTCAGTATAATTTTCAACAAAACTTATTACATTGACAGTTTTATAGAAATCTAATATTTCTACATTTGAGGATGAATAAACGATGTCGCCTACTGCAGAATTTGTTCTTATTTGAACACCAAACTTTTCTCCGGTCTCGTCTACAAGACCAGCATCCGTATTTGCCCTTAGAACAAATGTTGCTTGGTTATTTACTATAGGAAAAACGCCAGTGTTGCCACCTAAAAAATCAGATATAGTTAAATTTGCTGTTACGGGATATGCGGAATAAAATATACCTGCACCGTTCATCGCATTCGCAGTAACAAGTGTAAAACTTACAAGATTGCCCTCTGCAACAGAAGATACATTTGCAGATAAACTGACAACTGTACTTGTATCGTTAATAGTCATTTGTGGACTTGTTGCAACTATAAATCCACTAGTGCTATTTTTTCTTAATCTAACTACGAATTGTTTATTTCCTTCTAATGCATATGGATTGGTAGGAAGAAAGACATTTGCATGTCCGTTGCGCACAACGACCGATCCAGTAAAGGAATTAGATGCAAAGTTTTTAGGAAATATAGTTGCCATTTTTCTATTCTATTGAGTAGTATATAACTGTACCGTCATTTTCGGTAGTTGTAAATGAAGCTAAGAACGTATTTGACGAAGAAGCGGACGGTGTGTATGTTGCGATTGAATATACTGAACCTAATCTAGCAGAAATAAATGCAGAAACTGCTCCGGCACCTGCATTTGTATAATTTGCATATAATTTATCACTCAATTCAATTCTTTTTGGAGCCGTTATTATTTCTACCGTAGAATTTGGAGGAATAGGTAAATTATGTGCTAAATATGCTTTAGGATTTCCATTTGCATCGCCCCAATATACTTTAACAGGAACAGTTGAATTTACTAAATTTACAAGCTTAATGCTTTCTACAATACTAAAACCTTGCGCCGAATCGTATATTTGTATGTTTGTATTGGAATTTTCTAATGTGATTCCGTTTCCGATATAAGAAAAATCCGTCGCAAATGTTTCGTATGTATAAATCGATTGTAACAGATTAGATGTGGCTGTACCATCTGAGGTAAATCCTTGAAGATTTACCGTATCACTTGGTTGTAGCAATTGCACATTTCTCATTAATTCAACAGCGCCACCAACTGGAACTGGTAGCTTATTGGCAAACAGTGCAGTATTACCCGTAGAATATAAAATATTGCCGGATATCAATGCGTCTTGATTACTAATATTTGTGATATGTAATGATCTTAATACATGTCTATCGTTTATTGGAGAATTCGGCATTGTTACAATACCCGACATGGTACTTAACACATTGCCATATCCTGAACCATCTATACCTAAGTTGAATTCAAACGAAGCCCCGGTGTTTATAATTACACCATCTCCGTTTATTGCGATACCTTTTCCTGCCGTGAATACGGATCTAGCTCTAGTATTCGTAAAGTATTGATTAGTACTTTCTAATACGTTACCGGAATCTAATTGAATCCAACTTCGATATCCATTTAAATCTGAGGTAAGTACATGCGCCCGTTCAGGCGGAAGGCCTAAATCTGGTTCTGCTTCTGATAAATCTAAGAATTGGTAACGATCCGAACTAACATTCGAGCTAGGAACTTTCGCAACTCTGCCGGATATTAGTTTAGTCATTTGCTGATTCTAAGACACTCATTAATAATTGAACTGCATTATTTGCGCTAGCACTTGCATATACCTTTTGCCCAGTTTCTAAAACCAATTTAGAACCAGCACTAATAATAGCCATAGAGTCGTTGCCTGGGATTTTGAAATCTTTAGCAAGAGCAGTTTTTACATTAGCAGTGGATCCATGGTAAAAAGATATCTGTACCGTAGTATTGTTTAAATTTGCTGCCTGTACCGATAAGAAAATAGAAGTTTTTCTAGATGGGGCAGTATAAAGAATTTTATCTTCAGTGGTAATATCTGCGGTTATTGTTTTAAATACGTTTAATGCGGTTGCCATTTTTATTTTATCCTTCGATTGCTAATATATATGGTGTCATAACTGCAAACAATGCTTTGTTAAATGTCCTGCCAGAAATTGTACCATCTACTCGATTAAATACTAATTCTGTACCAATTCTAAAGTCACCCTGTTGGTCTGTACTTGTAAAATATACTCTGCCGCCCTTTTCCTCAGTAACTTCATTTTCCTGAATAGGGAATCCGCCATTGTAAGGCAATGCCGTTTGTATATTTGTACCTGAACCAATATATTCAAATGTATATCCTAGAGCAGAAATATAACTAGGTTGGTGGAAACTAACTGAAGAATTTGCCAATATTACAGTATCTGTGGCGCCCTCTAAAAGAGTAACCAACGATGTATTTGAAACCATCGGAGTACTATTTGCTACAGTATAAAACGCAACTGTACCATTACTAATATTTGCCCAATTTCTATTAATATATCCATTTACTTCAGCAACAATATAATCTCTATTTGCTAAAATTATTTTAGCAGCATTAATAACATTTGAACTTGTACTTAAAGTACTATAAGAAATTGGGCTTTTAACTGGGGCAGCATTTGCACCTAAAGTTATAATATCTGTAATTAGATCAATCTTTTGTAGTACAACATTTGCTTCAGCCAAACTTGCCGCCGGATATGACGTAGTATCTTGTGTATATACTGATTGGTAAGGCGGATCAAATAAGGTTGCATTTACAAACTCAATTGTTTCTGCAGCAATAAAATCTTTATTCGCAAGTATTAATTTAACTGCATTTGAAACATTTGTAGATATTGTTGCCACATTCGCATCAATTGAAATTTTAGCTAACGCAACATTGGGCCCATTTGTTATAATATTATTAATTAAACTAATTTTTTGTAGTGCAATATTTGCTTCCGCTAGAGTTGCGGCAGATGCTGCTGTAGTATTTTGTACAAATACGTTTTGTCTAACATTTGCAACAGGAATTCCTCGTACAATTTCATCGATTATAGTTCCGATAAAGTTATATGCTGCGCCTGTTTGCACAATTTGTTCGTTAATTTGAGTATTTGCTGTACTAAAATTATAATAAAATACACCAGATTGAACCGATTGACGGTTACCATCGTGACGCAAATCAAATATGGTACTATCTAAAATATAACCAACATCTCTAGCGCATTTGGTTTGTGCATTCGCTACATCAATAAAGTTATTTGCATTTGCAAAAAATCCTGGATATGTTTGGTTAACGTATGCAATAGTTTCTGCTTGAATAAATGATCTATTCAATAATACGAGATTTGCAGCATTATTAACAGCTACATTTGTATTTGCAGGAAATTTATTTGAAATAATTCTATCACTAATTCCCACTGTGCCATTATTAATGATATCAATAACTAAATTAAAATTATTAGTAATTATATTTGATTCATTAACAGTACCACCTGTGCCAGAAACTTGTAAAACGTTCGCTTGTTTTGGTGAAGCTATTGTAATATTCTGTGCAATATTTGCAGCTAATACTTTGACATGGGCAATTGCCGCCACTGTTTCTTCCGATTGATTCGGAATAGCAGAAGAAGTTTGCGCCCAATATTGCAATCCAGCAAAATTAGATTGCGTATTACTAGTATATCCTAAATCAAAAGCAATAGAATCTACAATTAACTTAGTATCTCTTTCACATTTTTCTTGATTATACGCAGCAACCTTTTTATTTCTAACAATGTCATCAATAATAGTGCCAATGAAATCATATGCTGCAGTTGTTTGTACAACTTGGTCTTCAATTTGTGTAGAATTGAAATCATTAGTATAATAATATACACCCGATGTTATTGCCTGCCGATTACCGTTATGTAAGAAGTCAAATATTATACTATCTATTAGATAACCGGTGTCTCTTTCGCATTTTGTAATTGCATTTGCTGCATCAATAAAGTTTGTTGCATTCGCAAAAAATCCTGGATATTCTTGATTAACAAATGATATGACTTCTTTCTGAATAAATTCTTTATTAGCAATAACTAAATTTGCTGCATTATTGACAGCTACATTTGTATTTGCCGGAAATGTATTCGGAATAATTCTATCCGTTATACCTACTGTTCCTCCGGTAATAACATTTGCAACTAAATCAAATCCATCAGAAATTCTGGTAACCCATGCTCCAGCATTGCCAAATGTTTGATTTACATTTCCTTGTCTAGGAGCAGTTATATTAATATTTGCGGCAACATTTGTAGATAAATCTTTTGCATAATTAAATGCAGCAATTGTTTCTTCCGATTGATTCGGAATAGCTGACGAAGATTGAGACCAATATTGCAATCCCGCAAATGCGGACTGCGTATTACTTTGGTATGCTAAATCGAAAGCAAGAGAATCAATAATTAATCCGGTATCTCTGCTGCATTTTGCCTGATCGTAGTTTGCAAATAAAATAACATCGCCATAATTTGGACGAGAATTTAAATTTGTGATTAGATATTGAGTACCCTCATCTGTTTCAAACGATTCTGCATATTTACCAAAGTTTAATGGGCTACTAACTCCTCTTGCAAGTAGACCAAGCCTACCAAACGATGCATTTGAATTAGTAATGGAACAAAATCCGCCATTTTCACATAAAATTGCAATATCGCAGCAAATAGTAAATACCGATACTAATTGCGTATATCCTCTATTAAGCATGTGGATACCAATACCACCCTCATTCGTATTGGTATAAGAATCGCACACCATCGAGCGAAGCCCTGAAACATAATTGCCATCTACTCGCATACCTGTTCCGGTAGTTGTAATAGATGAAGAATTTTGAATATATGGGCTTGTACTAATAAATCCTGCCGATCCGTCCGGATTATATGAAAATACTGCCGAAGGACTTAAATGATCTCTAAATGTAATACCCGTTACATAAGATGCATTGTTCACATAGAACATATCCTTAGTTCGTTCAGCGGGTCGTATTGTGGTTGTTCGTAAATTATCGCCAACCAGACCAACGCGATTCTTAATGGTGACTGGTTGCTCATATAAAAGATAATCTCCACTTTTAACAAAAACGGTAGTCCATGGTTGCGCTCTATTTAACGCAGTATGGATATTCGCTAATGCGTTAGCGAAAGAATGACCACTATTATTATCGTTACCGTTGCCGGTGACATATAATACATTTCCCACTGGTTGATCCATATAGGATCGTAATAATGCAATACTTTGATTTAACGGATTTAAAGTTACAACCGGTTCATCATGAACATATATGTCTCCACCAACAATTAAATTGCCCGCAATATATGCACCACCGGCAACCTGTAATGCTCCGGTTGTTTCGGTATTTGCAGCTAAAGTAATATCAGTGATATCTAACGCTTTATTAATTAATAAAGTGTCTGTTGATGATATGTATTTAATCTCCGCATTCGCACCTGCAATAGTAATGCCGGCGCCATTTGCTTGTGAAGCATTTGTTGCTCCATTCGCAAGTACAATATTTTTATCTTCAATCGTTAGTGTTGCGGTATTAATTGTTACCGTATTACCTTGTACTTCTAAATCGCCAGACACTGTTAAATTATTAACAGTGACATTATTTCCCGCCAATGCACCAATTGCCCGTTGCGAAGTAAAATATAAGTTATTACCTTCACTTAGATCACTTGTAGTAAAGTTATCTAATGTTAAAACAGTATTTGCTACATTAGCAGTCGTGGCAAATACAGAAGAATTTGCTACATTCGCAGTAGTTGCGGATTCCGCAAACTTAGCAGTGTTTGCCTGAAAAGACGCAATAGATTGTTGTACTATACCTAAAACACTATTGGCAACATTAGCTAATGCAATATCAGAAACAGTAATTACATTAGGTGCCCACTCTGAACCATTCCAAATTAACCCATATCCCATTAAAGGAGTTACGGTTACCGTGTTTACATCTGAAAGAGCATCGATACTTGCTAATGTTAAATTTGCATATGCTCTGCTATCTCTATAATAAAGATTAGTGCCCTCAGCTAAATTTGCCGTAGTAAAATTATTTAAAGAACTTACCGTGCCTGTAACATTTGCAACTAATTGCCCACCTACTGTTAAATTACCAAACGATCCGCTATAGGTAACAGTAATATTACCGGCAGTAAGGTAATTAATTCCGTAAATATTTCCGGAAACTTGTAGTCCTGATTTTACTCTAAAATCTTGCATTATTATATTTCAGTATAAGTTATGCCTGTTAGGCGAACGGTTGCTAATGTGCCACCCAAAGTAGCTCTAGCTAATAATCTTACATTACTATTATTTATGTCGGTTGTTACTGTAACAATATCATCGGCAGATGAACTTAACAAAGCATATTGAGTAATATATGTGTTGGCGCCATCGTGCATAACTAAAATTTCTCCAGATGCAAAATGAGGACCACCGCTTAAATATGCTGTGGTTTTTGCAGTATAAAGATATTTAGCAGATCTATAAACTGTACTACCAAATAAATCTAATACATAATCTCCGGAGTTATCAACATTTTCTATTACCTTTGTACCGGCACTTGCGCTAATAAGTATCTTATCATCAGTAGATCTAGTAACATTAATTAAACTATCACCTACAATTTCAATAACATCTGTAGATACAACATTACCAGATTTGCTTCCAACTAATTTTAAATTTGCGCCATTTGTTGGAATGGTGCCGGCCTGTATAGAAATATTATACGTTACATTGTCATATTCTTCAGGCTTAGGGATATTGTAATATAAAGTACCATCATTAGTAAACTGCCATCTATCAACGCTTTCATCCCATTTTAAATCTACGTCTGTACTAGTTCCACGATTAACAACAAAACTTGCATTAGATGAAGGTGATCCGGAAACTGAAGTTAATACAGTTATTTTATCGCCCGATAATTGTATATTATCTGCAGAGATAGAATATAAACCGGTAATGTTACCCCCGGTTCCCGAACCAATAACTATATTTCCAGCAACATCTAAATTCTTATTAACTACAAACTTATCGCCGGTATTCGAATATGTAAATGTTGCATTAGCACCATTTATTGTAATACCGCCGCCATCTGCTTCTGCAGCATTTATTGCATTATTTGCAAGTACAATGTTTTTATCATTAATTGATACGGTTGTTGAATTTACCGTTGTTACGTTACCGCGAATAGTTAAATTACCCGAAACAATTAAATCGCCAGTTGCGGTAATAGTTGTCGCAGTAATATCATTACTATTTAATGTACCATCCACGGTTACATTGTTAAATGTAACTGATGCAGTAGGATGGACATTTTGCCCAATTGCGATAGTAGGATTGCCTGCTTGGGCATCTCCATCTGTTACATAAACACCTGTACCCGCTGCGATAGAAACCGCAACCAACGTATTTGTTGCTCCTCCAACTTTTGCAACAAGCCCATTAGAAAAATCTGAAAATATATTTTGTCTTGCATCTGATCTAGTATTTGCAGCAGTACCGCCACGTTCGATTGCTACATCTTTAGTACCAAGATATGCATTACCAACAAAATTACCAAAATTATCAATTAAACGAATGCCGTTAATTGTAACAAGATTTGAATTAAGTACAATATTGCCCGTACCTAATAAAGATAATCTTGCAGTAGAATCTACGGTGCCTTCTCTATCATTATAGAAATGGATGTCGCTTCTTACATTAGGGCTATTATCTTTTGTTTCCGTAATTCGCATACCTGCGAATTTGTTTAGTGTACCATCTTTTAATACACCAAAGTAAATATTTGCAGTTTGTCCCGAAGTAAACTGTTGTACGTTTCCACCAAAGTACCCGTTAATCTCGGAGGCGGTACCTGGCGATAAACGATTTACAGTAACAAACTGCGTACTTACAAGATTTGCTAAATCAATGCCGGCTGGATTGCCAAATTGATCTTGTATTTGTATGCCGCCACCGCCAGAGTCACTTATAGCTAAATTGCCCAAAAAGATTGTCTGTGCGCCAACATATATTCCGCGCCACAATTTGCTAGGTGATCCAATATTATAAACACCGCTAATTGCGGGTAAAATGTTACCTAAAACTGTTAGATTTTTATTAAGACCAAATCCGTCATCTGTTTGGCCATATGTAAATCTAGCATTAGCGCCGTCAATGTAGATCCCAGAACCTTCCGCACTAGAAGGACTACCTGAATTTAAAGCAAGTGTTAGTGTTCTACTTTCTGTTCTTACATTGGAAACATTTAGTAATACTGCATTACCTTGTACTGTTAAATCCCCACCTAATATTAAATCATCTAATTCGATATCTTTACGATATATTGCAGATTGAATATCTGCTGCTAATCTGTTTGAGGTATAATAAAAATTATTTGAACCTTCAGTTAAATTATCAGTGGTAAAATTCGATAAGGATAATACTAAATTTGCTACATTCGATCTTTCGGCAAATTGTGCAGATTGTGCTGCACCTACCGTTGCACCCGAATACCAATTTGTGCCAGACCAGGTAAGAACTTCACCTACATTTGCTATGCTTGTACTAACGTCGTACAATGCATCAATACTCATTTGCGATACGTTAGCAAATACTCTACTATCAGTGTAATATAAATTACTACCTTCTGCTAAATTCGTAGTAGTAAAATTCGATAAGGATAATACTAAATTTGCTACATTAGATTTTTCTGCAAATACCGTAGAATTTGCGACATTTGATCTTTCCGCAAATACTGTAGATAAGGAAATATTTGCGACATTTGATCTTTCCGCAAATACTGTAGAATTTGATACTGCAGCAAGTGTTGCAAAATTTGCAATATTTGCTTGATTTGCAACTAAAGCTACATTCGATATACCTGCAAGATTTGCAAAATTTGCATTAGTTGCGGTAGAAATTACGCCTACGTTACCAACATTTGAAGCTCTAGGTTCCCAAACGGATCCCGTCCACGTTAATACGTATCCCAATGTAGGTGCAGTACTAACAGTATCTACATCAGCAAATACATTTAAACTTAAATTTGCTAAATTAGATACAACTCTGCTATTTCTATAATATAGATTATTACTACCTTCTAATAAAGCATCTGTATTTAAATTAGATAAAGCATTTGAAAGATCAGAAACAGTAGGTACAATTCGTTCTACAAAGAAAGCTGATGCTGCAGAATTATATACTAATGCCCCACCGTTCGGATGAGCATCTATGATGTTGCCGGAATTTGGATGACCGGCTGGATAAATTTCATCTGTTACATATACATCGCGCAATGAACCTAGATGCGCTAATTTTAAATTAGCATATGCGCGAGAATCGCGGTAATATAAATTAACCGCGCCTTCGGATATAGAATCGGTAGTATTTGCAAAATTTGCAATTGCAGCTAAATTTGCAGAAATGGTACCTAAATTCCAGTCAACTATAATTGAAGGGGTACCTGCGGTGAATGCTCTTCTAGCTAAGGCGTTAGAGAAATAAAGGTTATTTGAACCTTGTGCTATATCATCCGTAGTAAGTGTTGCAAGATTTGCTGCTACTTGTCCAGGTGTCCAAATATTACCCGTCCAAATTAAACCATATCCAATACTAGCTAAACTATTACCAGTATTGCTTCTAGTTTCAACATCAAATAAATCATTAATACTAGTTAATGATAAATTTGCAAATACTCTACTATTAGAGTAATAAAGATTTGATACTTCTCGTACGTTAGCAGTAGTAAGAAAGGCGGATAAGTCCGCCAAACTAATATTAGCTAAGGCATTTGCCGCTGAACCGCCGCCGCCCTGTGAAAATACTCTTGCTTTTGTCATTCTTTTTCCAGAAATTCTCTCTATTATTTATAATATTCCACATTTGGATACTAAATAGTATTACATGAAAAAGAATATCAAATTATTGCATCTATTATAGTTTATCCATTCATATGAAGTTATGCCTACTCACACTATAACTATCTTATGCTACTAAGGCATTTGATACCAACCATTGCCCGTATAAACATTCAACACATCTTGAAAATATTTCTCATATAAAGGAGCAACATTTTCTAATAAAAACTTCTCGCCGAATTTTCTACAATCCGAAGGTTTTATTTTATCAAGATTTTTTATAGCTTCAACGAAGTCTGCAAAAGTTCTGCATCTATAACCAGTTACACCATTAGGATTATTTTCAACAAACGCTCCCCAATCTGTAGTAATTGTAGGCGTTCCAGATAATAAACTTTCTACTTGTACCCCACCAAACGGCTCAATATACATTGATGCAACAAAAAGCCCTTTGGCTTTAGACATTAATTTTTTTCTTGTTGCAATATCCGCATATCCCACAAATTCTACATGATCTGGAAATTGAATATTATCCGGATTTTGCCCGGCAACAACTAATTTAACACCTGCCGCCTTTGCTGCTTGTACTGCAATATGAATACCTTTACCTTCATATACTCGACTTAGAAATAAAATATAATCTTCTTTTTCTTCGGAGTATTCAAAATCTTCAGAATCAAAGTAATTTGGAATAACTGTATCATACCAATCGGAACGACAATTACCGACGCCTTCCATACCATAATAGGCATGCATAATAGCATAAGACTCAAATATTTTCCAACGAGCCCAATGTCCACCTGCATATCCTATGCCCGGTTCAACCACAATCATATCATGATTGTGTGCGTCACATACTGCTTTTACTCCACTTCCCCAAAAGGGTAAAATGAAATCGTTTTTTTGTTTTCTTTTTCCTACTTCGCGAATAGCATTTTTATAAAATGTTTGGTACGCATAATCATTGGTATCAAACTTAAAAAAGTTTTTTCTCCAATCATGATCACCATACGCAATTTTAAAATCTTCGTTAGTTAATACAGTAACATGCTCAGAACAAATTAAATCCGAATCTTCGTGTCCATAATGTATTACAGTATGACCTCGTTCAGTCATCATCTTACCAAATTTAACTACCTTTTGTGTATAAGCACATGCGTTATATTCTTTAGATGATACTGTATGCGGCAATCCTAAAATATGAAATCTCATAATATCTTTCAAAAAATTTATTATCTAATACTACTTATTTATCCTCATCTCACCTAGCCTTTAGTGCCGCTACTTCCAATTTAAGTTCGTCAACCATTTGTGATAATTCTTTTACTGCTGCTGTCAAAGCGGGGACTACCTTACTGTAATCTACTGATTGCGGTTTAATTTTGCCGTTTTCATCTACTGCATCCTTTTCACCAAATACACATTTTGGTAAAATTTCTTGTATTTCGTGAGCAATAAATCCCGGATAAACTCCAATTTCCGGTTGATTTATCCAAGTATATGTAACGGGTCTAAGTTGATTAATTAATTGTAATCCATCGGACAACAACTCCACATTTTCCTTTTGCCTATAATCTGATGCAACAGTATGGCCTCCACCTGCGGCGGAAAAATATAGAACACCCCCAGCTTGCTTAGCAATCGCACCGTTATCTGCCGCTAAGGTCGGACCAGTATCACCAAACGTAATCCAATTTATTGCAGGTGATGTTACAAATAACGCCATTGCTGTGCCGGCGGTTGTAGTAGTACTTGCTGCTATAGCAGGGTGCGCACCATTTGCAAGAAAATACGCTTTCCAATTAGGAGATCCGGGATTGGTTGCAGTACCTACAACCAATTCTCCACTGGAGTATACATATAATCCATTGCCTACGCCTGTTACCGCAACATCTGTAGTAAAACTTTTAATGCCACTAATAGTTTGAGTGGTATTCGTTGTTACAAACAACGAAGTATCCGGCGGGGCTCCTGTTGCGCCAGGCGGTCCTGCTATTGTGGATGCAGCACCCGTTGCCCCGGTAGATCCTCGTATTCCCGTAGCGCCGGTTAATCCGGTTGCACCCGCCACTGTTGAAGCGGGTCCAGGTGAACCGGTTGCTCCAGTTGCACCGGGCGGACCTGCTACCGTTGAAGCGGGTCCTGATGCGCCGGTTGCCCCTGTTGCACCCAACAGTCCTGTAGCGCCGGTTAGCCCTGTTGCTCCAGCACCGGTTGCTCCTGCGACACCTGTCGCCCCCGAAGCACCTGTTGCACCCGCAACACCCGTTGCGCCAGCGCCGGTCGCTCCTTGAATGCCCTGAATACCAGTTGATCCAGTTGCACCTGCAACACCTGTTGCTCCAGTGGCACCTGTTGATCCTAATGAACCAGTTGCGCCCGTTGCGCCAGCAACTCCCGTAGCCCCTGCCAATCCTGTTGCACCCGTTATTCCGGTAGCACCCGTTGTTCCTATAGTACCTGTAGCACCGGTTGCACCCGTATCACCGCCGGTGCCAGTTGCGCCTGTTGTTCCGGCAGGTCCAGTTGCGCCTGTTGCGCCAATACCCGTTGACCCAGCCCCGCCTGTTGCACCGGTTAATCCGGTCGCACCCATATCACCTGTAGCACCCGTTGCACCTAAACCTGTAGAGCCCGACGGACCAGTTGCACCTGATGCGCCGGTTGCTCCCCTAAGTCCAGTTGCGCCAGTCGGACCACCTACAAGTAATGTTGCGCCAGTTGCGCCTTGTGGGCCGGGTGGGCCTGCTGGGCCGGTTTGTCCTGCTGCTCCACCTAATACCGGCATAATTGTAACAATATCATCTACATCGGTAGGTGTATATAGTGTTACTGAATTTGTACCTAAAAGATAATCTCCGAGTTCAACACCGCCGCCTGGAGAAATAAGAACACCATTTACCCATACTAATACTACGTCTGTATTGGAATTAAATGATAACGCATCTCCCCTTAAACTAACCGAAGAGCTAGTAAAAGTATTTGTGGGGCTTGCAGTAATATAATCATATCTAACAGATACCTCGGCGTTAGATTCAATCGTGTCCCAATATCGAGTACCGTTTGTATCGCCACGTAAAAAATATCGATTCCCGCCGGGTAACCCTAGATTTGGTTCAGCATTTTCGATATTTAAATAACGATAACGATCATCCGCGGCATTCGCGGGACTTAATACTTTTACTTTTCCACTTAAACTAGGGAGAGACATATTTTATTATTGTAGTGACGTTTCTAATAAACTTAAAAGTACTTTAAGTGTAGCATTTGCACTACCCTTAATTAATACTGCTTGATCTTCTTCCAAAACAATTTTACCAACGATAACCGAAGATGCATCTTTTCTCGGAATATCAAAATCCTGAACCAACTCAGTATCAGTAATTATTTGACTTCCGCCAAATAAAATGTTTGACCTATGTATAAAAGTAACATTTGCGTCATTATTACTTATATTACTTACCTGTGCGGTCAAAATAATTGTAGCAACTTCTGGCGGAGTAGTATATAATAACGTAGACTCCGTAGTCACATTTGCAGTAATTGTTCTAAACGTATTTAAGGGAACTAGCGTTGCCATCTTTATCCTCTATTGTAATGCTAATATATATGGTGTCATTACGGCGAACAAACTCTTATTGAATGTTCTTCCATTAATAGTACCCGTCGCTCTGTTTATTAATAGTTCATTACCAATTCTAAAATCACCTTTGTGATCTGTACTTGTATAATAAACTGCGCCGCCTCTAGATTCAATTACTTCATTTTCCTGAATAGGAATTCCGCCATTGAATGGGAAAGCAGTTGTTAAGTTATTTCCGGCACCAACATATTCAAACGTATGACTACTGGTTGAAAGATAACTACCTTGGTGAAAACTAATCCGCGAATTAGCAAGAGGTCTATCTATACGGAATATCTTTTCGTCGAAAGACACTATACAAGTATTGCTTGTTACATTGGTTGTTTCACCTACTGTGTAGAAATTTCTAGTTCCATTACTCAAATCTGTCCAATTTTGATTAACATACTCAAGCACTTCTGCTCTAATAAAGTCTCTATTTGCTAAAATTATCTGAGTCGCAATAACTATATTAGAGTCGGTGTTTGCAGTTAAACTAATCGGCTCAATATTATATTGAACGTTTTCATATGTCGGCCCGTTGTTAATAATATTAGTAATATCATCCACTCTATTACGAACATACAAAATTTCACTAGGTGTTACATTCGCAACAAACGATGTATTTTGCAAATATGTTGTCTGATATGTATTAGCAATTGGAGTTAATGTTAAAATATCATCTATAATTGTTTTAATATATGCAAATGCGCCGCTTGTTTGTACAGCTTGATTTTCAATTGCTGAAACATTTTGTAAGTAATCATAATACAATACTGCCTGTGTAATAGTTTGTCTATTCCCGTCATTCGAAATATCAAATGTCAATGCATCTATTAATTTGCCTACATCAGAAAATACCGTCCTATTCGGCATATACGTTGCATAAGAATAATTATTTGCAAAGAATGTTGCTGCCTCCGATTGCATAAAATTCTTATTTGCGATTAACAAATTCGCAGTATTTCTTAACGCAGTATCAACATTTGCAGGATACTTATTAGGTACTATCTTGTCAGTTACTCCATATATACCATTATTATAGATATTTAAAAATAAATCAAATATATTAGCAACTAAATTCGCAGTATAACCTGTACCGGGCGATGCTCCTAGAATAACTTGAGTATTTGTTCCTTGGAATGGTGTACTTACGCTATTATCCCACAATGTACTATTAAGCACAACATTTGTAGCAAGTGTTTTTAAATATTCGAATGTAGTACTTACTTCAACTTTTTGATCCAATACTCTATTCAAACCCTGCGAAGAATATTGTAATCCCGAAAATCTAGATTGTGTATTACTTTGATATGCTAAATCAAATGCCAATGAATCAACAATAAGACCAGTATCACGGAAACATTTTTCCTGATTATAATTGGCCATTATTACTTTATCTTGTATATTTGGTCTCTTCGTGGTCTCAATTTCTACAGATCTACTAGATATCTGACGTATAACCTTACCGGAATATAATTTAGGACTTACTCCGTCAGCAACTAAACCAAATCTACCAAAAGAAGTATTTGAGTTAGTAACCGATGCAAACCCGCCCGACTCTGCAAGAATAGAATATTCGCAACAAATTGTAAACAATGAAACCAATTGCATATATCCACTATTCAATAGATAAATGCCTATTCCGCCTTCGTTGAATTGTGTGAATGCATCTAAAACCATTGATCTATTGCCCGTAGCATAATTACCATCTACTCTAATGCCAGTACCAGTAGTTGTAATTGACGAGCAATTTTGAATATATGGGCTAGTAGTAATATTACCAGCAGAACCATCTGGATTATATGAAAATACTGCAGATGCATTTCTTACATTATTCGGATTTGCTGCTCGGTGACCTCTGAAAGTAAATCCATTTACATATGCGCCATTGTTTATATAGAACATATCATCGGTTGGATTTTCAGGAATTATATCAATAGTACGTAAATCATTTCCAACTAACGATACTTTTCTAGGAATCGTTACTGGATTATTATGTAGTGTATATTGTCCCGGGAATACCTTAACCGACCAATACGCATTTACTCTACTTAGTGCCACGTGAATATTTGCAATAGCATTTGGCATTGTTAAGCCATCTAATCTATCATCGCCATTAATAGCAACATAGATTACATTTGCGTTTGGTTTTCTTAATTGATTTAAATCTGGAGCTAAAGCAGCAATTGCTCTAGCATTCGAGAAGTATAAATTAATATTACCTTCTCGTAAATTATCTGTAGTTACATTTGCTAAGCTAACTTGTGTTACGATATTGGATAAATCGCCTACTCGTATTTTACCATTAGCCTCATCATAACTTATTGTTTCATTTCCTGCACTAATGGCTCGTCTAATTCGTTGATCGCTAATATTAGCTTCGGGCAATATTACACTTGTTTTTAATCCTGGACTTGTGCCCAATATGACCCATCCATTAGAATAACTATTGCTGCTATATATTAGCATAATAGTATCGCCTCTTGTATCAAATGTTACTGATACGTTAGGAAATATTCTTGAATTTGCGGTAGTTAATTCTACTCTTCCGCCGGAAACATTGGCAAGTGTAATTATCTTAATTACCCCATCTATAGAAGATTCAGGTAATTTTGGATATACTACAAGTGGCCCCACACTAAATTCTGTTCTAGATTTAGTTAAACTAATAGTTTGATTACTATCAGTTCCTTTAATCAATTGAACGCCCTCTAAGATAACCCTACCTTTTAAAATAGGGTTATTTAGATTTTCTAGAATTACGTTCGCAGCATATTTCTTACTGATACCATTATCTATTCCGTAGAAAAAGGTGGTATCAGTAAGAGATGTCGCGCCAATTAAATCAGATAACTTTAAATCTGCCATTATCTCTTCTTATAGAGGTTTAATAATTAAGCGCCTGCTACGATCTGGGATGCATTAGATGTCGCAGTATCACTTGTACCAGTAGCACTTATAATTGCTCGTACATATCCGTTTACAACATTAGGTGTTGCGTAAATATTAGCAATAGTTACTTGTGCTGTAGCATTACTTGTATTTAACGGACCATTGTTACCTAACAATCCAACCCAAACAATATTATTTGGTGAGAATTGCCATGCATATGATACTGTAGGACCTTCCGGAATTACATTACCTAATACACTAAAGATTGAGCTAGGCGATGCGGTGTTACCCAATTTAACTGCTGTAGTTTGAACTTGTACAACTACACCATAATCAGGAATAACAGTATCATCTGCAGCATCAATTTGTAGTGCAGCTGAACCTGAAGTATTTGCATTAAAGTTTTTAGACATCGCAACTAAAGTTTCTGCTCTTTGTCTTACAGAACCTTGGGTATTTGTCCAAGTACTATAATGTGTCCAACCTGTATGAACAATACCTTTAGCTTTAATATCCGGATTTTGAATTTCTAATCTATCCACACCGTAGACGTTACGCTTACCAACTTTCAGTTCATAATTTACATTTGCAGTTTGACCGTATGTAAGCAAATCCTTAGGGGATTGTTGAACTGCCATTGCTTTGCCGGCACCGCTAGCAGCAGTGTAGACATTACTTAATGTTAGTGTTACGTTAGAATCAATCGATGCTACTCTATATTTAACATTTGAGATTAAAAGAGCATCTCCTGGTCTAACATTTGCGGTAGTAAAACTACCGATCCCTGTGGTTATATTTGCGGCGCCTTGTACTACGGCACCCGTACCTAGTAACTCTTTATAATCTAAATTACCCCATTGTGACATTCTTATTCCCCTTGAAAATTATGAGCAAGCTATCGACCTTGCACTGTCGGTTTTATTTAATTATTTCGCCAGTATGAATATACTGTGTAATATTGCCGTCTTTTTCAACGGTATATTCCACGTATGGCTTGTTGGTATCTGGAATATAATTTTCGCCTAAAATATTATATCCTTCTTTACGATAGTTACTTAATTTATCTGCAAACCCTGCACGAATTAAGGATTCAATAATAATATCGGAATATCCTTCATTGAATGCTTCGGTTGCAATTGCGACAATCTCATGTTGGATATTTTCATTTGTACTAGGTACAATTGATTGAATAGCATTAAAATAATCTTTGAATGTCGGGTTATCAGTAACTTCAAGAACAAAATCATTGTGATTAATAATTGTCTGAGATGTACCTTCAGCCATTTTCTTAGCTTTTTTGCCTTTAGGCATATCATCTGCATCATCAGGTTCAGCTTTATATTTCTTGGTATATATTGTACCGGTAGAGACCTTTTTAGTATCAAATTTGCTTTTATCTTTTTTAAGCGCATCTGCTACACTAGGAAAAGCCTCATCGACTTGCGTGTCTTCTTTCTTCATAGCTTTCTTTTTGCCGCCGTATTCATCTTTGCCTAATCGACCAGCAATAACGTCGCCATGCGTTACTTTATTGTAGGGTTTAGCATTATTAGCTAAGTTACCATCATTTTCTTCCAATTCATCTTCTTCCTTCATAGCTTTCTTTTTGCTATGCATATGACTTTCTGATTGAAGAATATTTAATTGTTCTGTGTATATTTGCTTAGCTCCGGTATCGAATTGGACAGTGTACCATTCAATACTACCATCTTCGTTTGGTTCTGCATGTTCTTCAGAAATGCAAGTACCTTTGCCGTATAAAGCATGCTCTACATGAGTAGCGCAAAAATGTGCCTTGTCTACATTGTTTTCTTCCACAGGAGCGGCTTGATCTATAGCACTTTCTCCCAATGTTATTTTTTGAATTGAATCAAATAAGTTTTGTGTTATACGAATCATGATAGTCCTTTGTTGTTTACTTAATTATTTATTGCGGAAATAAAGGCTTTTTATTTGGTTTTTTCGAACCTATTTCCCTGTTTTTATTTAGATTAGATTTGCCTGTGGGTGTAGTATGTTTAACGCCCCTGGATATAAGTCCAGCAAGTAAATTTTCTCTTAGATCTTTTAAAGTTTTCATACTTTATTTTTACTACTTAATCGTTTTCTTTCAATGTCCCGTATCTTAGGCATTAACTTATCTGGTAAATTTTTAATACGTTTTAGTGCAGCTGATATTCTAGCTTCTAACGCATTCTTTTCCGAAGCAGATAATTCACCTTTAGTTCTGCCCTTTAAAAACTTATTCATTAATATTTTTCTTGCTGATACAGTTGCTCTACGTTTTAATACATTAGTTGCAGCTGATCTTTTTAATTTTACATTTCTTGCGATTGCAAGCATAGTTTTTCTAGAGCGCATTTTTTGTCCGCGTTTTAATCTTTCGGTTGCGGATAATGCTTCATCTAAAACAAAGTCACTTTCATCAAATAACTCAATGACATCTTCCCATTCTAAAGATTCAATTAAATTGTCAATTTCTTCTTCAGAAATTTCATTTACATCGTATTCTCTAAAGCTAATCATTTTGCAGTCGCCTTTAACATCCAACCATGTTTCTGATGCATATCTATTCTATCTTGTAAGAAATTAGCTAGCCCCAATTCCGATGCCTTGTCGGCTTCTTGATATGCTTGCATTAATGAAATAATAACAGTATTATTATCTACAATTAAATTATTTACCATCGATTTCGCATCCGGTACACCAGTTAATGTTTCCATTACAGTAGATAATCCTGTTAATTCTGCCAACGATACAGGGGTGTAACTATCCATTGCTCTAAGATGTTCGGCAATAGGGTCAACCGCATTGTATAATTCTTCATACAAGTTTCCAAAGAATTCATGTAGTTGCGGAAAAAACATTCCTTCTACATTCCAATGATATGTATGGGTTTTAAAATACATTACAAATGTATTTGCCAATACTTTTTTAAGCGCTGTTTGCAATTCATCCATCTTATGGCTCCAATTGATTCACTTTTTTCATCATTTTATATGAAGGAGAACGGGTCGAACTAAATTCTAATTGATCTCTATGGACATCTTGTCTGTCTTTTTCATGTGCTACTGCCAATTTTTTATTCATCGGCTCGTTCATAAATGTTTTGAAAGATATCAAGCCTACCGGTTTTCCGTCAATGGTTTCATCATGTATAGGGTTATCTATTCCATGGAACACATCTTTAATGTCCGAAAAATTAATATCTCTATTATGAGTAGGTGGATCCGGCTCATAAATCTCTTGTATCTTTTTGCGGAAGTTAGAGTAATTGGGTTTCATAGTTCTATTTTCTTTAACAACTTGTTTGTCGGTTATTATTCGGGCTGGATGCACTTTACGGTTATTTCCTTGTGCTTCTATTTTTATTGCATAGTCTGAAGTATCAACACCTTCAGATGTGTCTTCTGCCCCATAAGTATTAATAGTTGATCCAATCTCATTTGCAAAGTTTGTATCCTTATGCATACTTAAATTTGACATAATTGTCAAATGCTTTTCCATGTATGCAAGGTCTTTATCCGGATAACCTAACATATTTAAAGTATCATGTGCAATTGCAAATTTCATTATAAAATTATGCACTGTTTCTTGATCTGCATAGCCATTTTTCATTGCGGCTTTTTCTATTCCTAAATATTGATCTGTTGCTTGTATTGCCTGCAGTACAAATTTAGGATTAAGTTTAGAGTTTGCCATCAACTCTTTAAGTTGCTTAGATGCATCTGCACACATATGAAGATTTGTTGTTTTATAATCTTGATATGTTATTTCTTTTTGTGTACTTAACATTTCGGATAATGCCTCTTTAGACATTAGAAGAGCTGCTTTTTGCTCACTAAATCTTTTCTTATATGTTATTACCGGTTCAGATATTTTTGAGCTAAATGGTTTGCCAGTATGTTCAACAATGTCTTTTAACCAATGCTTAACTGTTTGTCCATTTTCTAATTTCATAGTAACATAGGTAGATCCTCTAAAAACAATTGGACCTATATCTCCATTAGTAGTTTCTACAACTTCATTTAATTTAAAAATTTCGTCATTAATATACGCTTCTCTAATAGAAACGCACATTCCCTTTTCTTGACTCCAAGTTTCCCCGGGTGTTACGCATTCCGTAGGTTTGTTAGGAGTTATATTTTGCATATATTTTGTACCGCCTGGAGTACCCCAATCAAATCTGTAAGGATTTTCATAATCCTCAGTTACCTTTTTCTTAGGTTGTAATCCCGTCTTTACATCATCGAATACTTCTTTTGCGTGCTCAGTATTTGCAGCAAGTTTTGTAGGAAGATTCTTTTTGAATTCTTTAAAATTATTATTGACTGCGTGATTCCGCATATCCGTTCCAGATATACCTTCAGTTCTTTCACCGGTACTTGCAGTAGAGATAGATTTAAAGTTGTAAAAACCATGTTTACCGTGTTTACCATTATATTCTTTAATTCTGTCGTAATCTTCTGTGCGATCTGCGCCACTAGCAAGAACTACATGCTTATATCCTTGATCGTGAATATTTGATAACTGATGAAAAATTGTAGGATGTTGCTTGTCTGAAGTTTTAATATTTACAGCAGGAAAGGCTCTCTGCAGATGTTTTAATTTTTGTGCAGGAGCCAGCGGATTCTTTTTATTATCTTGCGAATGTGAAGCAATAACCAAATGATCCGCATTATGTTTTTTTGCGAAACCGGTCATTCCATTGATATTCTCCTCATGACCACGGGTCATTGGATTCATGCGACCATTCAAGACGACAATCGTGTCTTTTTTGGTTGACTCTTCTTTAATGTAGTCTTTAAATTTCATGAGATCTATTAGAATATAATGTTCTATTATTTATATGTTTTGATTGTTTGGCTATCTAGCTATTTGAGCTACGGATATACGAACAGATGGTATTGCTGGAGCAAAAGTAGTACTAGGAGGAGCATCCAATCTAACACTAGTAGAATCTGCCGCCCAATATATCTCAAATCTATCATTAAATACCATACTAACAAAAAAGTTACCAGCAAGAACTGTTTCTACTCCATTTCCAGTAATTGATACTCTTCTTGCGGAAAGAGGAATATCTAATCCGTTTTTTCTTGCCCAAACCCATACGTCTTTTGCAGCTGCATTCGTAGATACTAATTGTAAATTATATTGAATATCATATAGGCCATAATTGCCATTCATTAAGATATTTGCCCCGTTTGCAAATATACCATTCGAAAAATTAACTATGTTATATGTAATAGCATACGGCGTGTTTATGACGTTTGCAGTTTGGGATACGTTGCTAGAGAACACGCCATATGGTCTTCGATATTCGATAGTTGGTCTCACTAACAGTATACCATCTCCCACATCTGCATGTATAACTGCCGCCACAGAAATAACTGCATTTGGAGAAGTTGGGCGGACTTTTGTAAGTGCACCGGGGATACCAGGATGTCCCCATAGTAAATCTCCGCTATACCAAACTTCATTAACTAAATTTCCGGTAGTATTAAGATTCCTAACTTCACCAAATGTCGTTGCTCTACCTATAGTATTGGGGAGTACGTCAGTTGTTAAAACTCCAACCGTGTACAGTTGATCTGCGGTAGTATTTGATATATACGGTTTACACGTAACAACAAAATTACATGCCTCAAATTGCACGTTCGCCCCAGTATCAATGACTCCGGCAAATTCTACAAACGTACCATTGTATAATACATTACTAGTATTATTATACACTCGTATATATTGTTCTAGTCCAACCTGCAATACCGATCCATCTTTATGATATATGTCTAAGCAATCTTGCACGGTATTCCATGCAGTTAACCCAGGAACAACATTTGCATTTGCACCATACCCATTGGTATCATACCGCATTGATCTAATAGGTCCTTGATCTCCGCTAACTTGACCAAAGAAAAATTTACCATACGCATCGCCGCGTGGATCAGGATTCCACCTAAGAACTTGATCTGTATTTCCTATAGATGATCTATCAACATCGTCCAACATCCTAAATTTAGTTTCACCGGATCCTGGTCCAGCTACTGCGATTTTGCCAATTGTTGCTTCTAGAAATTTTAATTTACGTTGTATGTCTTCAAAATTCTTTGATACTGGATCAGGGTCGGGCTGTTGAAAACTGTCCTTCGGTGCCTCACTTATAAATTGGGCGGCTCTTTCGGCAAGAGTTTTTTCGATGGTTGGGGTGGGGATGGGTATTTCTTCAACAATGGAGGATTCTTCGATGGTGTTCTTTTGTACCAGCTCATTTAGTATCTCCGTTTCTGGTTCATTTAAAATAGACAATACTTCATCTAACGTAGGCGGCAAGGGATATTCAATAATTTCAATTATTTCCTTTTCCAAATTAGCAGTCTTAAACGCTTCCATTAGGTCATTTAACGCATTTTTCTTTATTGACGCGTGCGCATCTTTTTTAATGGAATTAAATGATTCGACCTCTTTAATTAATGCCGGATCGATTTCTTGACCTAACGATTTGGCAAATTTAGCCAAAAGCTCTTTTTCTTTAATACTTTTCATTGACTACCTATTGACATGATGTTATCATTTGCTATGTATCCTATTAAATATTCTACTTTTATTCTAAGGGTTTAGATTCATTACCTTGTACGTGATGTGCATAAAACTGGGTTGAAGGATGTTTAGAACGTAGCTGTAAAAAAGTCTTTAAATTAGACTTACTGTCATCGTACATATGAACATCGTTATACTTATGTTTATTGATGTAGCCATGAATAACGATTGCTTTTTTCTCAGCAGGAGTTCCTTCTTTATTGATGTTACCTGCGCGAATTACGTGTATCTTAGACATATTGATACCGTGTTTTTTGAATGTACCTAAAAACTTATTCTTATCGTCAAAATTTGCTCTTGCAGTGTTAAATATTACATGGTGGTCTGTTTTAGATGTAACATCCTTTACCTTATTTATCATGCTATGTATAGGAGTAGATTCTTTACTAAATTTTTCAGCGTTTCTAAATTCGCCAAAATCATAGCTATGCCCCTTAGGTAGATGATGGTCGTTAAACTCTTGATTAGTTAGAGACTTTACCGTCTTACCTTGAGGATTTTTAACATGGATTTTTGCTGTTGTATGTAGTAGTGTATCGTCAATGTCAAAAATATGCAATGATTTTTTACCAACAGCTTCAGTTAAAAAAGACTTAAAAGTTTTCATTAGCAATTCCACTTACGCAGAGCTTTATTTATTCTTGAATCAGGATCATTTGCTGTTTTTGCAGAAGTCAATTTAGACTTCATTCCGCCCATACGAGCACAAAAAGACTTACGTCGATTTGCAGCTTTGCTACCAGGTTTTAGTTTCGACGGTTTAGTAGTAACGGCAGTTTGTAATTTACTACCCGGATTTTCTCGTCTATAAGCCATAACACCGGCCTTAGTTAATCCGCCTTCAGGATTTTTATACTTATTATCCTGCCAATCTTCGTCTAAATATTCTTTGAATGTTTTCATTTGTTTAAATTCTGTCCAGAGAAACCTTCTTTACTTCTATTTACGACTTTAGCTACCGAACCATCTTTATAACCAACTACAAATCCTTCCGGATTCGTAGGCTTACCGTTAATAGTGTGTTTTTGATTTTGACCTGAGTTTTCTAAAGTCTTTAATAGAATATTTTTTGCTTTATCTAAATGTTTATGTGCATTAAATAATTCGCCAAAATGTTCTTTATTCTTTTCTACATGATGTAGCATTTCTAATTTCTCATTAAATTTACGCATCTTTGTTTCTGGTCTTTTAACTTTTTCTACTTCTTTTTGCATTGATTCATCTAAATGTGACGCATATCCTGCAGTGCTAGGAGTTGCGCCCGTTCGCACTGTTTTGTTTATATATGTTTGTAGATGAGGAGTGTGTCCTTCTACTAATTGATTATGCTGTTTAATATTTCCTAGATGTTCTTTTGCTTTGGAAAGATGTTTTGCAAAATCTTTTCTATCATTTAAATTGTAATCGACATTTTTTTTATTTAATTTATTATGAAAAATATGTACATCTGAACTATTGTGAAATTTCGAAGTATCTACTTCGTACTCTGGCTCTGGCGTATCAATTCTAGTATGCAACGATACACTTATTTTTGCTCGTTTTACTGCCTTGCCTTCTTCCGAATTTGCAGGATAATGATATTTAATTAAATTTTCTTTATGAGTTATCTCATCGCCTTCTTGATTAATTGTTTTATCTTTTTTACTGCCCATAAAGTCGCCCTGATACACACCATGTAACGGTGACAGAATCTTTTTACCGTGTTCTAATAACTGACCCATTTTAGATTGCAATCCTGCAGAGTGTCCAAATTTCTCATTTACGTCATCTTGATTAAACGCATACCCCTTTGTAGCGCCTTTATATGCCACACCAAATTCTTTACTACCGGATTTGGGATTTTTAACATATCCCATTTCGAAAGAAGGTGATCCATCTGCTTTAATGACTACTGCCTTGGTGGCGGATGGCTCTCCGGATAGATGTTTGTGTAATTCCTCTAATCTAGATACATCAGCTTCAGATTCTTTTTTGCCAAAGAAGTGAGCCTCGCCTCCAAGATGAGTTAAATGTTTTGTTGCTTTAGATTTTTCAGCAACTTCTTCTGATAGAAAATTAAGAAATGTTTTCATATTAATGCTTTAACAGAGATGCGCCAGGTTTAGCGATAAATTCCGGTGTCTTTGTTGGTCTACCTTTATTTACTGCTTGGATATTTAATAAAGGTTTTCCACCTTTACCGGTAATAGACATAGTTGTGCCTTCGCCCTTTTTAACCGATAATTCGTCTTTGTGATCTGCTAAAATTTTATTATAGTGTTCTCTGGTATCAATTATACTATGTTTACCTTCTGAATTCGTACTTGCCATTAATACTTTAGTATTAGTTGGTCCTGCAATATGATTTAACACTTGCTTATGTAATTCGCTTGGAGTCATTTTACTTAAATGTTTATGTAGCGTATTAATCATCTCTACTCTAGATGAGTGTGAAGATTTTTCTATAGCATCCCCGACATCCGTGCCTCGCAAGGCTTTATATCTAGTGTGCATTTCTGCAGCAGATGTGGTTTTGCTTGCGCCCAAAACCTTTCTAACCGCCGCCATATGTCCTTCATGGGGATTGGCTAATTTAGTATGATCTACACCATATGTGTCGGACAATGTCTTTGGAGTTTTATTCTTAAGAGTAGGGGCATTATTCGCGTATTTCATACTAAAACCAAGATGCTCAACAGTACCTTTTGGTTTGGTAGAACCGGCACCGTGCACCAAAGTAGTCATCAAATCCGATTCATTGTTTGGATCCTTTTTGCCGGTAAAATGCTCAATATCTTTAGTTTGAGATGTCCACGCAGTCTTATCTACTTTACCTTTAAATCCGCTGGATTTTATAAAATTGTGTAAATGTCCTGCCATTTCCTTCGCATGTGTACTAATACGATCGTAGGTTTCGGGGCTAACCTCATCCTTTAATTTATTATGTATATCTTCAGGCAATTGTCCTTCTTCTCGATAGGATTCTACGTGCTTTCCTTTGTTGAAATGCATGCCTGTTAGTAGCTCATGTAATTTACCCTCTGCGTCGGATGCTTTTCCTGTTTCTCTTGCCGCTTCTATGAGAAAAGATTTGAATGAAGTTATCATGATTGTCCATTAGAATATTAATCAACAATATTTATATTCTAAGTAATCGAGATAAAAAAAGGGCGACCAAAGTCGCCCCAAAGGGGTAATGAAGTCTAGAGTTAGATTCTAGAGGCCCAGGCTTGCACCACGGGATGAATTACATCATCTGTATAATCCATTTTCATTGTATTCACAATAGCTAGCACTATTTGAATGTTGCCTTTAACGTAGCCTGCATTAGAATTAATTCTATCTACGCTAGGCCTATACGGATTTCTCTTAGCCTTTGTACCGATTTCCATATTAAATGCTAATCCGGTTAATTGACATTTACCGTCGCAAGAATTAAAAATCTTTTGAATGTACTCAGGAGTAAGATTAAACTTAAGAATCTTACCTTTTTTCTCAAACGCAACAACCCGAGCTTTTAGTGATTTGAATTCAAGATCACCAAATTTACTTGGATCTGCCTTTTTCGCCTTATGCCATTCACGCAATTTTTTACGAATCTTCGCAGCTTTCTGAGGAGTTAAACTCTTCTTATTCTTCTGATACTTCCAGCTAGAATATGCGGTTGCAATGTCTGCCTCTTCATCAGTTAAAGGTCTAGCTTTAAGTGCGCGAATTTTGTAAATACGATCTGCTTCTTTGCGGAATGCAACATCATCAAAATTGTAAATGCTCATAATATATAGGTAAGATTCTATCTAAGATTAGCCGCGGCTAAATGCGTCGCTACCGTGCAATTGATACGCAGCTGCTACCATTTTGCGGCTAGGTGTACCCATGCGATAGGCAGTTTTGCCATTCTTAGTTGAGTTTGTGTAAATAGCAAACCCTTCAGCACGAAGTTCGCTAATACGAGGACGGACTGAATCTTCAGTAGTACCTGCCAACCCTGCGAGTTGCGAAGGAGTAAACTGACGACCAGACTCTAGTACTTTCAAAATACGATCTTTTAACATATGATCTCCATTAAAATAAAAAAAAATTATAGTAATTATTTACTATATTACAATTATAACAGACTTCAATAAAGAAGTCAATTACAAGTTGTTCATTTATGACGGCGATGCTGACTAACAATATCTTTTTGATGTTTAATCAAATATTCTCGCCCTGCAATGCCATCCTCTACATCTGAAATTGCTGCACTAATTAAACTGCGAGCAGTATCTGCGGATTGATGTTTCTTTAATTCGCGAGCACGTGCACTTGCAATTAAAACCATATCATATAATCCACCTGCTTTTTGAGCAGCAAGCTGAGACGTATAACGACCTTTGTCTACAATATTTTCTACGTTTAAAATTACCATCGTGTTACCTTTATAAATGGTGGGCCTCCCGTGAGTCGAACACGGCACCAACGGATTATGAGTCCGCTGCTCTAACCAAGCATGAGCTAGAGGCCCAAAACTATTTTACTACAAATTTGGTACCCGGAGCCGGACTCGAACCGGCACACCTTTCGGCGAGAGATTTTAAGTCTCTTGTGTCTACCATTTCACCACCCGGGCATTAATTAATAAACATATTATATAACATTCTATTAAAATTGTCAAGCATTAGTTATCCAAAATATGATCAGCAGGTTTAGCCCGCCGTAAATACGTTTCTTCATATCGGGTCTTTGAAGTAATTGGATCATAATATGTTTTTACTTTTTCATTAATTTCGTTTAGTAAAAAATGTAACAATTTTACTTGTATTCTTTTTGACATGGATTCTAAAACAATTTCTGCATCTATCCCTGTAGATATTTGTTTGATCGCAATGCCATATTCAAAAAGACGAACTCTCTCCGACCAATTTTCATATGATTCGTCTTTTTGTTTTCTCATAAACTGGAGCGGGGTAGGAGAATCGAACTCCTTTGACTAGCTTGGAAGGCTAGGACACAACCAATATGACAACCCCGCAAATCTTACTTATTATACTCGCCAGTATCTTTTTTATACTGTTCTAGTTTATCCGCATATGCTTCTTCAGATAAATTATGCCAACCAATACAATACCCCGACGGGCTACGACCACATCCACACTTAGGTCCATCTTCTTTTAGTAAAGTCTTTTCCATAGTTACTCCTTATTAGTCTTAGTTGGTTTGATGTCATCAAATGTAGGTTCTTTATGGACACGAACAGGGTACATTTTTGTGTCATTGAAATCTAAAAATTTAAACCAATTCAAAGGTTTCCAGAATTTATGGATTATGTTATTTAGAAAAATAACCACAACACCAATGACTGCAATTCCTAAACCAAAAAGAATTGTTGCTCCCAAAAAAGTTCCTGCTTCTACTAATCCCATATTTATCTCCCAAATGGTGCCCCCTAACAGAATCGAACTGCTAATTGATGATTACAAATCAACTGTTATACCATTTAACTAAGGGGGCGTATATTATACCGCCAGTACAGACTTTAATCTATCTGCTGCGTATGATGCAGCAAACGCATTAGGTTTTACCAACGGAATCACATTACACATACCTTTAATGTATCCTATTGCTTGTTGTATTACGATGTTGCTATTATGCTTTTCATTTGGATTAATATCTAAATGAATTTCTACGTGTCGGTCACAAATTACGTCAATGAGTTTTTGATACAATTCCGCTACCTTATATACTTCATTCATCAAACGAAGCGAAGGTTTGCTACTTTTAGCGTCGTAGTCTATTTCTGTTTGAACTTCACCAAAAATTTTACATCCATGGCACCCATCGATGTGTATTACTACTGCAATAGTGTAATCCGCATACCATTTACCGTTACGCTTATATCTTTCAGAATCTGCTCCTAGATAGATTTTAGTCTCTTGCGATTGCGTATCAATAAATGCTTTAACTTCTTGGATATCTAATCGTTTCATCGTTATCTTCTAAAAGAGTCTAATATAATTATAACACCTTTTTTGCTAGGCGTCAAGCTCTTTTTTACGGTTATCTATAATATGATTGTACATAATATCCTCTACTTTGCGTATACGTTCATATTTATCTTTGGCTCCAAGTATTACGACAGAATACATTTGTCCGTGTCGTTCTACTGCCAAAGCCAAACAATACCCCGCATGACTAGTAAATCCCGTTTTGCTAACAACAATTGTATTGAATTCAAAAAGAACAGGCCTATTTGTATTATTCAAAGTAATTGTTCTAATTTTTTTCTTATAAATTGTTTCAATTTCAATCTGCTTCTTTGTACTAATCTCACGTATAATAGGATATGATGCAGCATTTGCAACCATTGTTCCTATATCTATAGCAGTTGCTTGATTTTTAGCACTTATACCTGAGGGGTCATCAAACGAACTACTTATCATACCAAACTCTAAAGCTTTTCTATTCATTTGTTCTATGAACATTTTTCTTCCGCCAGGATATGCATTAGCTAAAGTTTCTGCAGCAGAATTATCACTCTTAACTAACATAGCACTCAAAATCTCATATCTAGTAAAATTCTTTTTTCTCGGTAATGATCCGCCGACATTTGAATTAATTTGCATTACTTTAGTTAAATCTTTATCATTATCAAGCGATACCATTGCTGTCATTAATTTAGTAACACTTGCAAAAGGCCTAATTTTATTTCCATTCTTAATATACTCATGTGTCTTTGTAGTATCATTGAATACTAAAATACTCGTAGTATCTGTACGAATTATTCTTTTCTTTTTAATATGCTTGTGTGGTTTAGCGTATGCACTCGCACAACATAAAATTAAAGATGTGAATAAAACTATGGCGCCCCGCCACGGAATCGAACCGCGACTAACAGTTTTGGAGACTGCTGTGCTGCCACTACACCAGCGAGACTTGGTTGTTGCAAATATCATTCTAACTCCTAATAAATACTTAAAAAATATTTAACATGAATCCATATATAGAATTAGAAATATCAATTGATGCGTCTGAAGATGAGATAAAAATCAAATTTAGATCTTTAGCGCAAATTCATCATCCCGACAAAGGTGGGGACGAGGAAGTATTCAAACGCATAAAATTAGCATACGAAATTCTGATTGATCCTATTCGCAGAAAAGAATATGATCTATTAGGTGAAGCGGATTCAAATCAAAATATTAAACAATCGGCATTAGATCATATCGCACAAATGTTACATGCAATTGTTCCAAATTTTAATCCCGAAAACGATGATCTAATTACTATTATGGTTGGCCAAATTAATCAAATTAAAGTTGATATGGCTAACAATATTATAGTATGTGAGCAATATATATTACAACTAGAAAAAGTTATACGTAGAATAAATTCGAAAAATAAAAATCGCAATATACTGTTAGATGTTGTTCAACTTCAAATAAAACAACGTAAACAGGAATTTGAAGATTTCAATACACGTATTAAAATTTGTAATCTTGAATTGGAAATACTTAAAGACTATTTTTATGGGCTTGAAGAATTAGTAGCAATCAATTAAGTTCTGCGTTTTTTAAAATCATAATTAGCATTAACTTCGCTTACACCTAAAAGGCTAGTGCAGTCAGGGTTCTCACTTACCATGGTAACAAATTTACGCTGATACACGTTACGTAGATCTTGTGTAAACTTCAAAGCCTCTGTCATTTTTTCAAATTGTTTGCCATACGACGTGTTCTGATGATCAGTCCAATATACTTTAAACATTAATTACCTTCTAATTTGGTACTCCGGGAAGGACTCGAACCTTCTCTAACCGCCTATCTAGCGAATCGAGGTTATAAATCTCGTCGTGCTACCATTACACTACCGGAGTATATTCTGGCGGAGAGTATAGGATTCGAACCTATGCATCCACTTCTGAACGACAGTTTAGCAAACTGCTGCCTTAACCGCTCGGCCAACTCTCCTATACACTATTCAACTTCTTTGTCTTTGATACTATCGTTATAATTCATTTGGCTCAAAATAACGGAATATACTAACCAAAAGTAAGATGCGATTATTCCTATAATGATTGTCCATGCTACAAATTGAGCAGACGCTTCTGCAAAAAATCCAACAAGCAATAAAAGTACAGATATAATGATTGCAAATACTACAGCAGTACGTTTAACAGCTTTAACCTTATTACTCATAATATCTCCTAATCAATAATTTGGTCCGGCGTGCAGGAATCGAACCCACATCGAGGGAGTAGAAATCCCCTGTACTATCCGTTGTACTAACGCCAGGTGTTTGGTGCGGGAGGAGAGACTCGAACTCTCACGCCTTTCGGCACGGGCTTCTAAGACCCGCATGGCTACCATTACATCACTTCCGCTTTAAATATATTTTAACATAAAATTACTTTTCTGTCAAGCATTTTATAAGGAATTCTTAATCTTTTGAATTTACGCAATACCCGCCTTTGAATTGATATACATTAGAATCGAATGTCATCTTTTCATAAATTTCACCATTGAAACATTTATACGGATCCTTAGAATTTGTTATGTAATAATAAATTCCGTAACCTATTACGCCCACAACTGTCAAACCTAATAGTATCATTGGTAGCATCTTAAGCAACCTAACTACTATACCAAAGTTAGATAAAATAAGTGGTAATACTTTGAGTAGTTCTTTCATTGCATTTTACATTCTTTGACTATTTGCTACCAATTTTTCTTAACTTTTTGTTGACTTCAATAGTATGCCCTAACAGTTCCATATCAATGCCATTTGCTTTTGCAAAAGAATAAAGCGCACTAGTATCTTTAGGAAAACACATTCCGTCAAATCCTAAACCATCTTGTCCTGGAACTTTCATATGTGTAGATCCAATACGAGAGTCTAGCTTCATTAGTGAAGAAATGTTATTATAATCTATTTCAAGTTTACTACATAGCATAAACAATTCGTTCATGAAAACAATTTTAGTTGCGAGAAAAGTATTGATTCCATATTTCATCAATGCCGCTTCCTCAATTGTAACATGGGCAACACTAATTAAATTTCTTTGTCCAATACGAATAATACTTTCTGCCTTATTCATATGTGTGCTATTAGATCCACCTATGACTGCAAATTTACCATACTGATAATCTTGTTTCGCATTTGCGGCAGTTAAAAATTCTGGGGCATGGATCAAATTCGGATACTGTTTGGATAATTTAGTATACACCGTGGGCGGTGCGGTGCATTTACTAATAATTGGACCGGAGCAATCCTTCAAATTATCTAATACTTCTTCCAAAATTGAAGTATTACACACTCCATCAAAACTCATAGGAGTAGGTACACATACAAAGATGCCATCGCATTCTTTAAGTTCAGCATATGTATGCGTAGATTTAGTTAGGTCTTTATCTACGATGCGAATTTCACAGGACATATTTTGTGCAATTGCCCCACCAACAAAACCTAGCCCAACGATACCGACTTTAGTTATATTTTCATTTAGCATAATTACTCCTTAAAAGACATAACAGCGCCCGAAGGCGCCGTCACTCACGTTCATTGTCTATTATTTATGCCGCCAATTCTTTGATCTCTGTAATTACAAGATCCTCTTCCTGCACTTTATGTGCAACAACTTTAATCGGCTTAGACTTTGCAGCAGGTTTTGCTACTACTTTTACTGGCTTAGTTTTTGCTTTAGCTTGTACAATCGGCGTACCATTTTTCTTACCCATTGTCTCTGTAATAAGATCAACATCGCTAGCAAACACTCCACCTAGATCAAGCAGATACTGACAAGCTTCTGCCTTCGTCATAGCATTTGGCAACTGTACGAGCTCTAGAGGAGAATGACCGCCCTTCGCAAGCAGCTTAGTACGGGAAACAATATCGTTCGCAAAACGAACTTTGGTAATACCATTTTGAGTAGAAACACCGGCAACTGTGAATTTAGACATAATTTAAATCTCCATAATAAAATAATAACATCAAATTTTTACACCACAACATAATTATATAGCCTTTCGGATAGAAAGTCAAGCATTTGATTCATCTTTTTGGATAAATTGCTTAACTTTGTCAGAATGGCTACATTTTCTACGGAATTGATATCCCGTACAATTACAGGAAACTGTTCCGTTTTCCGACATGACCATATATGTCTTGCCAGTTGATTTGGATTTGACCTGAAATATTCGTTCACTTGTTCTAGCTTCTGAGAACGTATGCCCCACAATAAATTTTTTATGAATGACGGAGGTAGGGTGATTCGGATCACCTGTAAAAACACAGACGTAGTCGGTATCTACCCATTTTGGGTTCGGCACCACCTTGCCCGTAAATGTTACAAATTTGTAATCCTCTCCAAGAAGCACCGACCGCATCTTAGTTTGAATTGCTACCGTCTGTCCTATTGTAAAATTCATATCTGCTCCTCCACTATACCTCTATTATAGCATATTTTGGACAAGAAGTCAAGCACTATTTTTAGCCAAAATAATACCCCAGAATGTTTCTCTAGGGTATTATTAACAGATTGCTATTTTTCTTCTTCGATTGTATCTTCTGTAGGTATGTCAATTACTCCATTTGTTTCAAAGTACTCAAGTGTTTCTAAAATTCCCTGTTGATATCCGTATGCTTTGCAACAATAGCAAGCTAACAACATCAACCCTATTTGTATGAGATCATACAACGAAAAAATCATTTCTCCCATATTTTACTCCTAGTTAACTACATTTTTAATCCCTATTTTCTAGATCATCATACACAAACCAATCTTCTTGGCGCTGTCTTAAATTTTTAAATTGATTATGTTCTGTTAAAAACTTAGCAACTAAACTTTCCTGTAGTCCATATGCTTCGAACTCCCAAGGTTGATCCCAATAGGACACGTCATCCTCATATGTTTCGCCTCTCCAAACAGTAATGTATTTAGTTTTTCTTATCTTTTCCTTCATTTCACCTTTGGCCCATTGTTTAAGATGAACCATTTCATGCGCAAGTGCGGTAAACATATGAATTTTTTTTCTTGTTCTATGAATCTCTACTAAAAATTTTCTAGGTATTGGCAAATCGTCGGCAATATTACAATATGCGCCTGCAGATAACTTATCACATATATGTACTTCTAGTGTTATATGTTTTATCATTTGCGGGGTTAGTAATTTGTGTGCGAAGGATTTTGCTGCCATCCTTAGCATTTTTGTCAATTTTATATCTTTTGCCCCTAGTATAGTAAGATTCATATTACACCTTTCGAATATGCTATCTTTTATTTATTTAGTATTTTTAAGGATTTCCTGCCATATCATATCATTTTTAAATTTTTCTGATACCTTAGATTCTTGCGTATTCTCTACATAACTAATTTTTTTACCCATTGGTATAATATCATTAATACTTATAGCAATTGGACTATCTAATTGTACTAATACTTCGGTTTCCGCATTTTGCAACCTAGTAGAAGACAACCTAGTATTTTTTAAAGATTTCATAATCTAATCTTTGAAAAATCACGCTTGTTGGCTGTAAATATATCCTTGTTTACTTGCATACTATCTCTAGACTGCGGAGGCTTATCATATTTCGGCAAAGACTGTCTTTGCGGATTTCCAGAATCTGAAATATTTTTCTGTGCAGATTCTTCGAGATCATATAACTTCATCTTTGCTCGATCAACACCAATTACAAATCTTTTATTTAATGTAGGATCATTGTATCTATTCTTCAATTGCTTGACCATCAATTGATTCATTTTCTCAAGGTCTTCTGTGGAAATTAACGCAAACATAAAGTCAACAGTAGCAGGTAAGCCAAATGATTCTGAAGTGTCGGTTAGCTCTACATCTGTATTTCCAAAACCAGTTCTTGTAGTTTGTGTCGCACTTAGAATAGGTACATTTTCTTCAACCGCCAATCCGCGAAGTTCTTCCGCAATAGATTTAACTAACGTATAAGAATTAACACCCGAGCTTGCTTTTAATCTTGAACTGGCACAAATATTTAAATAGTCGATAACAATAAGATCCGGTTTAAATTGACGTTTTAATTGTAACTCATTTAACAGTGCTTTGAAATGACCTACGTGTGCGCCAGTAGTAGGATATTCTTTAATAATTAGATTACCCTGTGTCTTGCCTTTAATCTTATCCATTCTATTATCGAATAATGCCTTCGGCAATTCTTTTAGCTGATCCATCGTAATGTTCATTAAATTTGCGTCAACACGTTCCGCAATTCTTTCTTCCGCCATTTCAAGTGTAATATACAGAACATTCCTACCTTGACTTAGTGCAGCTGCTGCTACATGGCACATGAACAAACTTTTACCTACGCCAGTTCCCGCCAAGACTACATTTAAAGTCTTATTAGGCATGCCACCGTTTGTGATCTTGTTAAAGTATTCTAAATCAAACGGTATGCGAGATTCTACTTTATGATAGAACTCATACCGCTTATCTGCATTTAGAATATAATCATGCCCTACATTATTGTCAAAGCATACTCCTAACGCATCTTGCAGTAAGGAGGGGATTCCATCTTCGGATTTGGATTTATCTCTGCCATCTAAAATAGCAACCGATGTTAGAATTGCATTATAAACAGCCTTATCCTTGCAGAATTTTTCTGTCTCTTTATACAACCAGTCTTTATTATGATCCGTTGCTTCTAAGTGTTGCACATAATTGAATACATCGGTATATTGATCTTCATTTAAATTTTTATCATTTTGTATGGCAATGACTAGAGCATCTTTAGATGGTAAAGAATTGTAGTCTTCGATATATGCAGTAATTTTGTCGTAAATGATTTTGTCATTTGTATCTAAAAAATAATCCCGCTTAAGAAACGGGATTACCTTCCTCATATATTCATCATCATGTATTAAGTTTTGCAGTATTACTGTTTCTATTTTCGTGCTCATTCATAGCCTTTACTAAAATGTCTTGGATAATAAAAGATAGAGTATCATTGAATTCTTGACTTTCAGTAACTTCTTCTATGGGTAATAGAGAGTAAATAATGTCATAGTCTACAGAAACTCCATCGTCATCTGCCATTTTAACATCATTTATTGCAAGAGCCAATTCATTGAATTTTCCTTCAAGAATTCTTACTCCCCAATGTTCTTTGTCATCTCTTACTACTTGCCAGGGTTCATACTTCACTTGCATTTGTAAACTCCTCTTCTAAATCAGTATCATCAAATGAGCTAGACATCAGATCACCGGTTGCCATCTGATAACGATTTTCTATAAATTCTCTAAAGTCTTTTGAGGTTAATACCGGCATCCAAAAATCTTTAGTATAAGTATCTACTTTGCGATATTTCTTTTCTTCGCCTTTAAGTGAATACCAACCATTAGACGGCTTAGTTACAAATCCGCCTTCTAATGCCACATCCAAAAGACCAGACCACTTACTGATACCGCCTTCATATAATACTTCTACAGGAATTTTAGATTTCTCTCGAACAAACCTAGATTTCTCAACATTAATAATGAAGTTATAACCTGTAACTTCAGTACCATCTTTTTCTTGCTGACGACCAATAATAAAGATGTTGTCGGCGGAATAATAAATTCCTGTCCCGCCAGAAACAATCTGCTTAGGATAAAGACCAATCTCTGCATAGGTATGGTTTACAACTACCATAGGGATATCTTTAATAGTTAAATGAGGTGTAATCATTCGGAACAAAGATTTCATCTGTTTTGCTCGAGTCATATCTGCAACAGACTTTCCTTCCAACGCATCATCTACTTCTTTCTTAGAAGCAAGATTACCTACAGAATCCACAACAATAATTATATGATCTCCGCGCTCAAGATTGTTAATCTGAGACATGATATCAAACTTTAGTTGCTCAATGTCCGTAATTGGAGTATGTAAAACTCGGGAGGTGTCAATACCGAAAGAATCAAAGTAAGACTGAGGACTACCAAACTCAGAATCATAAAACAGTACAATAGCATCTTCATATTTGTCCAAATAAGACTTCGCCAATAGCAAAGAAAATGCAGTTTTAAAATGCTTAGATGGCCCTGCAAACACCGTCAACCCCGGAGTCAAACCTCCTTCTAAGCTACCCGAAAGGGCAACATTTACCATAGGAACAGATGTTTGAATCATATCCTTCTTACCAAAGAATTTGGATTTATTCAAAACTTCAGTTTCTTTAATTGTAGAATTCTTTTTCAATTTTTCAAGTAACGACATATAAACTCCTTATAATACTACATTATATATTCTAAATTTGCGCTTGTCTATACTATCTGTACTAAAACAAAGAGTGCGGTTACCAAAGCTGTTTTTAATTTCATATCAGAAGAAACCTCATCCAACGATTCCATTCTTGCCATATCTTTGATCAATTCTACATATTCATCTTTAGCAATAGTTTTAGCTTTATATTGCTCCTGTAATTCTAATGCAATTTTAGCCTTTTCTTCCGCCCAAGGTTGCCCGCATTTTGCAATTTCTTTCAGATCCATTTAAAATCTCCCATGTATAGTTTCTGCTATTAATTTTGCTTGAGCAGACATTATTTTCTTTTTAATGTTACAATAAGCTTCGCTACCTTCTTTTTCCTTACTTCTA